GAAAAGAAAAATCGAACCTCACTCATAGTTGCTTGTGACTAAACGAGAGATATTCTTTTACTTTTGCTATTTCTAATATCTTCTATAATATCGCCGACAACTTCCAAACCGGCATTTATTCCCTTTCCAGCATAAAGAACTGATCCATTAGATTTAAAAGTTACTTCTATATTCGAATTAAGACTTTCCTCAATTCTGCCAACCATATCTCCATTTCTTGGTGCTAAAAGAAAACTTCCACCACCTTTGAACAAAATCGCATATGTCCCAATCCCACAACCAACTTTTAGGGAAAGCTACCACTGTATTTTCTGTAGCACCCACTATATCGGGCATATCGAAACTCGGATATAAATCGCTCATGAACTCACCACCTTTGCAATTACGACAGGGTCTCTATGCTGATTAACCCATACCACCAACACCCTATCGCCACTTTTAAGCTCGGGTTTAATTTTTATATTCACTTTCTCAACAGTGCTCTGTTCCCAATCCCACCTTGTCTGTGCGGTATGGTATATGTCTACTCCTTCTATCGGCTTCCCTTCTTTATCTACGGGATACTCGCCAACACCTACCAACGACCAAACGGGAAACTCAACCTGTGCAGTAAAATCAGCTATAAGATAATCGCCTCTTTTTATCGGCATTGCAAACGTATCAAGCTTCAAGCTCATATCTGGCTGTATCGTTCATAATTCAATGCTATCGGGTTTGTTAGCTATTAAACTAATTCTTTCATTTAACACTTTAGCCAAATCGTCAATGCTTTTCTTGTTCATTTTAGCCCCACGCTCATAGTTAAACTCGTAACATTATGCTCTACGGNTACGACTTGGTAATACCCATTTAACGTNCCAGCAACAACTTTCACCTTATCACCCTTCCTGATAAAGGGAACATCTACGCACCTGATTGTTCTGTCTTTCTCTGGCTGTCCGAACTCCGTCAATATCTCTTTCGCATTCTGCTTTGCATCGGCTATGGTGTCATCTGAACTATTCTGGACAATCCTTTGCAATATACCATATTTTGTGTCTCCATCAAGAACTGCAATTAACGGTGCCCTTCCTTCCTCATCTTCCGCACCTATTATTCGCACCCGTGTAACAAGATTATTAATGCTCCACCTATCCATTACCGACTGCACATTTTCATTATATGCAAACACGTAAACATCTTGATTGGACATGGCTTTTCTGATATAAACCTTCCCTTTTTCACTACGTACGATAAACTCGCCTGCTCCCTTATCTTTACCTTGTTTGAGTATGCTGTTTATCATCTCCGCAACTGTCATCTGCCTAAATACTTGCTTGGCTAATACTACATTCGGCCCCTCTATCTTGCCTATGGGAATATTCCATGCTCTGAAAATATCTGTCAACACATCTATTGCCCTTTGTCCCGACCTATAGTACCTGTCATCCTCACTCTTAAACAAGTAAATCAGCTGGTCGTACGCTTCAATCTCCACACTACCCAACGGATCTGTAGACGTCATCCAATCAAACACCGTACCCCTGAACACTTCTACACCATTCGCTAATAGGTATATCGGTGTCCCAAGTGCTACAAGCTGGTGTATCCACTTCCCACCTACTTGCTGATTTGTCAATGTCATACTTAAATGCGCTGCTAACTCACCATCGGCATCACCAAAGGACAATTGACTAACAAATGGCGTAACATCCATTTGCTTACCGCTTGGATCTATAATGCGCACTTCATACTTTATCTTGGTAATATCAACCAAGCTTAAGCACCTGCCCGGGTTTAATTTTGTTCGGATCTGGCCCAATGACAGCCTTATTCAACTCGTACACTGTCTTCCACTTTGCACCATCACCGAGCATTTTCTTTGCTATACCCCATAGGGTATCGCCTTNTTTTACGGTATACGTTTTCGGGATACTCGGAGCTGGTCTCTGTGCACTCGTTTTAGCCTGCGCACTCGTACTCTTCTCTTTTTCTGTCATCACAACCAAATTACGTGCCTCAACCAAACTTATGGAGTAATAACAATCGCCATGTCCACCTTTCCATGTATGGTCGAACTCTTGAATGTAACAATCCATGTTTATTGGTGTTTCTGTTATCAACAAATGAACTTTTACATTCTCTCGTCGCCAGCCTGAAGTCAAACCCTCTATCGCCTTGGGATCCTGCCAATCCACAACATATATGCTGTTCCTCCTACTCACACCCGGGAATATACCCTCCCACCTAATCGTCTCTGGTGCAATACCTCTCGGCATTAAGAAATCGCCCAAATCAATTATGCTAACGCTTAACAACTTTGAACTTGTCATCACTTGCAATTGTTCTGGGTTCATCGGTAAATGAAGCTTGGTATTCTTCCCCGTTATGTAAAACTCCATTTATCCCACCACCATATTAGAAAACGCCTTCCTTAACTCTGGCGCTAATACTCCCACAATCTTGTCGACAGCCTCATCTACATCAGCCTTATTGTTTATGACAACCTCGCTAATTAACCCTTCGGTGTTAACATTAATGTTTACGGTACTCTGCACATTACGTGGAACAACTGACACAGTAGGAACTTCTGTTTGAACATTATGTGTTACAGTGCTATACGACATTGCCTGTACATTTTTCATTGTGTTATATGTATTATTTATCGTGGCTTGATTCATTGTGTTATATGTATTATTTATCGTGGCTTGAGTTACACTTTCTATTGGAGCATTTCTCATCACCCCAAGGTGCTCACCTACTACTTGCCACAGCTCCACATTCTTTTTTGTACGTTCTAAAGGAATAATTGNCTCCGCTCCTCTTTCAGCTACTTCCGCTATGTGCCTTGTGTAAAATATTCCACCTCTCGCATGGGCTGGTAATGGCTCTGGCTTAACTTTACTCATCACCCCAAGGTGCTCACCTACTACTTGCCACAGCTCCACATTCTTTTTTGTACGTTCTAAAGGAATAATTGCCTCCGCTCCTCTTTCGGCTACTTCCGCTATGTGCCTTGTATAAAATATCCCACCTCTCGCATGGGCTGGTAACGGCTCTGGCTTAACTTTAGGTTGCTCCTTCATCCCTTCTATAAACCGTTCGGCTTCTTCTCGTGTCATACCCATGGACATCACAAATGACAAATATTGCTCATACTGTACCTTTTGCTGCTCTTGAGTTACAACTGGGTTTTCCTTATAGAACTCTTCTAATCCAAACAACGATGATAAAGCAAACATACCCCTGCACCTACAATTGCACCTTTCCAGCCAGCTATCTTGAAACCTACTATTGCACCAAGGATTGTCATTAATTTAACATTGCTCTTTATCCATTGAAAATCGCACTCGCAAGCTCTGTTCCAAGCGTGTAACCAAACGTTGCAAGCTGCTTAATTAACTCCGCATTTTCTGGTCCGAAAATAGTTTTGAAAAATGAGTTTATCGTTTCTTGTATCTTTCTAAATACTTCTTGTCCCTGATCCCCCTTCAACCAATTATTTAATGCTGTCAGTACTTGGCTAAAAGCGGTAATAATTTTTTTGTGTCATTGACATCTGATTCCAGCCCGGTATTGAACTCAAATCACCAAAGAAACGAACCACCTTTTCTATAAGCATTCTGCATCGCTTCTCCTACCCTAACACCTGCTTTGTACAATCTATCTTGGACACTCTTTAATGCATCCTCGCCTTTGGTAGCCGCTTCAACAAGTCCAAATAAGATATCCTCTACTGGCTTCAGCATTCCTTCACCGAAATATGTTATTGTCATGCCTGCAATATCCTTTAATTGAGATATCAATCCAACCAACGTCTTTGCCTGTAATTCACTTCCACCAGCATACTGCTTCAACGCTCTTCCAATTGCTTCCATAGCCTGCTTTGCGGGAATAGCCTTCTTTGAAATATCATCCAACGACTTCACTCCGAGTTCCTTCAATACATCTGTCATTGGTATTTTTAAGTTCAAAGTAACCTGCCTTAAATCCTGCAAATTCAACCTACCACTTTGGGCTATCTGTGTAAATCCGAGCATTGCTCTCTGTATTCCTTCCATCCCCGCACCTGTCATAGAGCCTGCATCAGCAAATTTACGCAACGTATCTAATGTCATAGCTGTAGCATTCTCTAATCCATACATCTGTTTATCAACTGGTAACAACTGGGTAGCAAGATCCTGCACATCTTTCAATTCAAAGCGTGTAACAGCTGCAAGTGCTTGCAACTCACCTATGAAACGTTTAGCCCTCTCTTCATCCTCCAGGAAAAACTTAAACGATACCCTCGCCTGCTCCATCTCTCCTGCAAGTTTTAACGGTCCAGCAATAAGGGCTGTCATCCCTGCCCCAGCACCAGCTATCCCAAGCATCCCAAGTGGTGATGTTATCATCCTTCCTACTCCACCCAAAATGCTGCCTATTTTACTCACAAAACTTTTTGCACCACTTAAAATGCTCGAAAATACAGGCGTAACTTGGTCAACCGCATGCACAACGACACTCCACACTTTGCCAACAATTCTACTCAAGCCTGATTGGGCACTTGCTACCGCTGGTGCTGTATTATCAATCGCTGTTATGGTCGGCTTATAAGTCGTATTNAGGGAACGGGCTAACTTCTTATTTGTTAACTCGGCATTCTGGGCGAAACGATTAATTCGCTCATTTGCCTGCTCTATAACTGGTGCTGATTGGTCTTGTGCGGTAATTAAAAGCTCTACCTTATAGGTCTCGTTAGCCATCTTTCCCCCTTATCTTCTCTAATTCTTCTTGCTCCTGTTCTAACTCCACCAACATGCTTGCACGCATAAAATCACGTATCTTTGGCGGCTTGCTCCAATACTCATCTGGAGTGATACCACATCTTTGGAGCAGGTGGTGAATAATGGTCGCTTCACCACCCGCCCTGATTAGTTTTTTAAAGTTTCAACTCGGCTCTCGTTTTCTTCGCTGTTATACCCACTCAAACGCTCTATGAGTTCGATAACTTCATCCTTCTCGCCACGCTTCAGCACTTTATCCACCAACTGCCAACCAGCAAGAACATTGGCTTTCTCCCACAATTCTTTGTTATCCCAAATCATTGCCCTATCTTCTGGATGCGTGGCTTGGACAATCATCAATGAGTTAAACTTTGCGGCATTAAACTCCTGCGGTACTGCCAAATTGCCAAGTCTTTTATCTCGCACTGTTTTTGTAGCTTCTTGCCTACACTCCTCGGCTTCTTCATCGGTCAACCCACGCACTCGGAATGAAAATAACTCCTTCCCATCCCTAACTACGTGGTATGTCTCATATTCTACGATTGTATCCATCGCTTTTAGAATGCCAGCTACATCCCTTAGTATGACATCTTCTTTACTTAAGAACTCCTCTTTATCAAGCTTGCTCACTTTTCACCCCTCCTATGTATGTGCGTGTAATACCCCCATAAAGTTTAAACTCGCATCTGGAGCTCCTTTTGCTAAACTGTCCAACACTTTTTTAAGTATCTTGGCGTCCTTTATTACTGTCTCTGTAAACGTCAAAGTAACTGTATAAGATTGGGGTATTGCCCATACTTGTTTATTACCAGCTGCTTGGTAATCGGTATTGGTCGAGTTTATCTGCGCTTGGAATGTGTTTACTTCAGCAAGCAAATTACCATCGCCGTCGTACAACTCACCATCGTAACCACGAATAATATGATTAGGCTGGAATGTTCCTCCATCAAGGGCCGATTGCAATTCTACTGGAGCATTTACCCTGAAACTCCATGCTCATTGCACAATATCCCCTGTCCGAACATTCACTATGTCAATCGCACCATCAGGTACACAATCTCGGAATATGTATCTGCCATCTGCCATATTCTTTCACCCCCTTTTATACTGGAGCAAATCTAAACTGGAATGTCAAGTACAGCTTCTCTGCACTATCGGTATCATCTACTTGTATGATAAACCATGCGCTATCGCCTTCTGGAGGGTTATTCGGGTCTTCATAAATCTGACCAGCAAGCAGTGCCCCTTCATTAATCATCTCCTTTATTACCCCTTGCGCTGCTGCCATCAATGTAGCCCTAACATTAGCGTCATTGTTTATCTTCCCAATCAACAAGTACCAAGTCGCACCAATTCTGTCAATCAGCGTGTCCCTTGTCCTTACTCTTCTTTTCTTCCTCCAACCCATGTCAAGGTCAGCCGTCGGAGTTATAAACGTATTAATGCCTTGCTCAATTTGAACCTGTTTCTGCTAGCTTAACGTAAACACCAATGCTCCA